CTAATTGCAATTAGATTACTATTGTAACAAAATTAATTAGCAAGGTCAACAACCAAATCTATATGTTCTGAGCCATACCACTCAACACGAACAGTGTGAGATCACTGGGCTCTTCAAAGGCAATTGTGGTAATAATATCCACCTTGTCATTTTGGTAATTGATATCATTTACCAATGCAAATCTACCTGCACAATGAGCATGAATCCAACGGGCTAATTTTTGACTCTGGTATTCGTGTTGGTTTGGTAAAGATATAGATTTAAAGTGTGGAGGTATTCTATCTAGTTTTCTAGGATGAAAATTCTTAGCATTAATCCTCATAATTCACCGTCATCCCAAATGGTGCTTGTATGTTTCTTTCGTAACTATTATTAATTAAGAATATGGTATCGCAATAGTCTTTATCACCCCAACTGTCAAATGGCCAACCATCTGTGAACATGATAAATTTCTTAGGTTCAATGCTTTCTTCTTTCATGTAATCCCAATTGCACATAAAATCAGTGCCACCACCAGATCCTATCACGTAATCTGCTAACTCATCCATGTTGTCTGGTGTGAATATTTTAGGATTAAACACCTTGGTATCAAAACTCCAAAGATGTATTTTAAAATCTTTGTATTGTTCCATTATGCCCTGTATCTCTCCTAGGAAATCTCTGCATTGTTGTTCGGATATGGAACCAGAAGCATCTATTGCAAGACATATATCAATTGTGTCTGTGTTGATCATGCCCGGAAGTATGGCATCCATGTGCCAGCTTCTTCGGCTGGGTTTCATGAATGTATAATCACTCTTCATTGTGCTCATGATCTGTTGTTGTATAATTTCTCTCCAATTTAATTTAGGTTCTGTGAGATCTGAAACCATTCTTTGAATACTGCCCGGTAGATTGCCTGCACCTGTGCTTTGTGCTGCCGACATCATGGCTTCTTTGATCTCGTCTTTGATTTTTTTAAGCTCTTCTTTGGTATATACAGGTTTTCCGCCTTGTCCTTGACCTAGACCTTCTTTGTTCTTGTCTTTGCCTTCTCCATTGCCTTTGTCTTCACCTTTGCCCCAGTCTATATGTTCGTCCAGCAGTTGTCCTAATTTCTTGAAATCTATCTTGTTCTTTTTGACCTGTTTCATTAGTTCATCATAGATCTTTTCAGAAGCCCAGTCTTTGTATTTGTCATCTTGGAAACCTTTGTTTTCACCTTTTTTTCCTTTGGGCATTTCACCAATTTTATAATCCACTAGTATTTGGTTCACAGCATAGTCACAAGCAATGTTCCAAATCTGTGGATCTCTGCCTTCGGATCTCAACATCATGTGCTCGAACACATTGTGTAGTACTTCGTGTCCAAATAGGAATTCAGTTTCTCGAGTAGTGAGACTGTCTATAAATTTAACATTGTAAAAGAAATGTCTACCATCCGTGGCTGCTGTGGGGCACCAATCATCAGCATTAACTATTTTAAGTCTTGTAGCTAAGTTGCCAAAGAAAGGATGTTTTAGCAACAGTGCAATTCTTGCAGTTACCAGTTTGTCTAGAATTCTTTGATCTGTTGCAGACATTATTTAGACTCCATGGCAGTTATGACATACTTGCCAAACTTCTTATGGAATCTATCGAATGATTTTAATTTGCTTGGATCAAATGGCAGTTTATAATTTGTGAGAGCGATCTTCGCACCCATAACCACCAACTCTGTTTCAAAGTTGTCCATCATGTAGTTGAAGAATCGATCTGCCATGTCGTTCCAATTTTTTTCTTTGTCGATGTGTGCCTGTTGTAATTCATAACACAGACTCACAGTCAAAGAATACATTGCTGATATTTCTTTGGTCTTAAGGTCTTTAACTTTACCGCTCAATATGTCGGATGGGTTAGGTAACTGACCGCTAATTTTACGATGACTCATAAATTTAACGGCCAGACCTTCTCCTACTGCGCCTGCCACGAGGTCAGTGAGCGTACTTTCAGGCAAGCTGTCCGATAGAAGTTGGCTAACGAAACTCCATGATCTTGGAGTTGCGAAAGAACGGGATGATCCCTTGGGATCAAAATCATACAAATCTTGTTTAGCGAATGTTACATAACCTACCACATCAGGATGTATTCTGTTTAGAGTAGCCCACTGCATCCAATCTTCGTAGTCCACTCTTAATTCAATATGTACAAACCTGTTGGCTAATGGTGCTGGCATTCTATAAGTAACGCCCCTGTCAGAATCTCTGTTGCCGGCTGCCACAATGGCAACACCCTTTGGTAGATAATATTGTCCCACTCGACGATTTAGTATCAACTGATAGGCCGCTGCCTGCACAGCAGGAGCCGCTGAGTTCAACTCATCTAAGAATATAATTGCTGTGGATTCGGGATCTGTGGGCAATTCTGCTGGTGGAGCCCAGACCATGTTGTTTTGTTTGCTGTTGTAATAAGGAATACCTTTGATATCTGTGGGTTCCCATAATGGTAATCGTATATCAATCACGGATCTATTTTGTTCTTCTGCGACCTGTTTGACTATATCAGATTTACCAATACCAGGTGCACCCCACATCATCAGTGGTCGTTGTAATTGTAGGCAATGCGATAGAGCTGCCTTTGCTTCATTTGGAGTGACGGTTCTATTTTGAGAGCCGACCGCTGTGCCCTTGTCTTTTTTGCTCACCATTTTTAAGACCTCTCTTAAAGTTTGTTATAGTATCATTATAACATAAAACGACATAAGGTCAACGGTGTATAAGCCACTGATTTTACTGACTTTTTTGCTCGTCTAATTTGCTCATTGCACGTGCCAGGCCGTATTTGGTGACATCTCCGGCAAACATCATCAATTGCAGAGCCATTCTTTCCATGGAGACCACGATCTGCTTCTTGTCCACGAAGTATGGACAATCCACAAACTCATCCAACCATAGGAAAGTTTGGGGTGTAAAGATGATCTTGTCTGGGAATTTGATACTATAAGTCTTGATTTCTAACTTTTTTAAAACTTCCAATCCCGATCGGGTCATCCTCAGTGATCGAGCTTGATAGCTCTCTCTCACATTCTGCCACCAGGTATAATAATAGGTCTTTAATGTTTCTTCATGATCGGGATGATTCAACAGTTGCATGAAGGTGCGAGTATAGGCGGTCTTGACGTCCATACTGTTAATTATCTTTTAAATTTATCGCCAGTTTTTAATAGGTACACACCAAATTTGTCAGTCTTGTGCATGGTGTTGAGTTTTTTAGCTAGGTTTTCTGCATGTCCTGGATTGGAAAAAGAAACCTTTTTATACTTGGGACCTGGGTAGTTGGATACCAAACTAGAACTTTTTAGGTTGATGGGTTTGCCATCGTAAAACACTGCCCAAATGCCTACTGCCGCAAGCACTTCCTCTTGCTTGTACGTTTCTTTATTGCTGATTGTTAACAGCACGGTTGGTTTGGGCCTAGACACGAATTAATTTCCTTTCTAACATTGTGGATTTGAATTTCTTTTTTTGTTCATCAGACCACCTATAAACACAACTATAACCAGTCCTTGGCTGTTCTAACATCGTGGATTTGAATTTCTTTTTTTGTTCATGAGACCAACTGTAACCAATCCTTGGTTTCTGTATTGCTCTTTTTTCCTTAATTTTTTTTATAGTTTCATAAGAATGTTTCTTGCCAGTTCTTGGGCATGTTTGTAATTTACGAGCATTTCTAATCTTTTCTTTAGTTTCAATTGATTGGCGCCTGCCAGATGATTTTTCACTTAATACTCTTCTACCCTCTTCGGTTATGCCAGTATCTCCGCCCATAAGGCCATCCTCTAACTTCAAATTAGCCCAATCTTTAGATTGTACGATATTGTTGTCTTGTGAGAATTTTACAGCAAATTCGATCAGTTCTTCTTTATTGGTAAACAACCGTGTCCAAATCGTAGATATATTTTGACCATATTTTTTTAGATGCCTGCTCCAATACAGTCCCGAACCCAAATATGTATTAGGATCTCTAACAGTTTTACCAAAATATTTTATACCAGAAATATTGTGTTGTTTGATGTACAACCAGGTAGGTTTAAAGTCCATATATGTATCCAATTAACATACATATATTTACCAATTTTTACCAGATAGATTATTTGGAAAAGTTACCGCCGTCCATTTCGATGTTGATCGTTTGCGCCTGCTGTGCTGTTTTTAGCGCTTCGATTATTTCTTCCTGTACAGATACCAGTCTTGTCATGGTTTGGCTTAAACTACCTGCCAAACGATCAGCATCCTGCATGGTTAGAGTGATATTTTTATCCTGCTTTGATTTAGCAGTTCTAACCCTTGCTATGAAGTCTTCAATGGGTTGGGTTTGTATTTTGTTCTTTGATTGCATTGTTTAATATCTGTTGCATTTCTATCTTGGTTCGGATAGGCCCCTTGTAGGCATATCGCTGTAGTGTAATTACCTTGGGACAGTAGGCTTTCCTCCATCCTTTGGGGAAGTCTATGATGTAATAGCCTGCACAAAATAGGCTGCGACTTTTGGCTGTTTTGGTGTAAATGGGCAGTTGTTTTTGCACATCAAACATGGCGTTGTACGGCTGTTGCGAGCAAGGATATCCATGCACATGCCACTCACTCTCTTCGGTTTTAGGTTCATTTTTAGGCACGGTGATATCTGA